TATAGCCCTTTACCATTGTTATTACTTCCTTCATGGTTATTCTCCCATTAGTTATGAAAATTAGGTATTTCTACCTAATAATAACTATTATATATATTTATTAAAAAGTAGAGTTATAGAATATTTATATACAACCACATTTATATCAAGGAGTTTAATTATGAGCATTGAATATGAGATATTTAAGGGTAAAACCTTATCAGATGTATTTAAGGACATTTATGATAATACCGAAAGAAACAAAGAACAACTTGAAGTTCTAATGAAAGAAGTTGTTGGGTTTATCAAAGACGGCGATACTGCAGTTCAAATCATTCCTATGTTAAAAGAGTATTTGGAAATCAATGTAAAGAATGATGACCAATTAGTAAAAATGGCAGCTATCGTACAACGTATTATAGCAGCTGAAAACAAAGGGGGATCTGATGATGGTTACTCTTTAAGTGATTCAGAAAAAGAACAACTTTTAACCGCAGTAAATGAAGTTGCAGATGATGTTCAAAAATATTCAGATAAATTGGAAAACGTAGATTATGGCACAGATAGCGATTAGACGACAATCATCACAAGACAGTGTTGATCAATCTATAACAGGAGTTCCTACATATTCTAAAATTATAGATATTATAGACAGTAGGCTGGGTAGCTCGGAGTTTTATGAAATCGTGCCAGCCAGAGTTTTGAAGGTTTATTCGGAAGAAGCGGATTTACCAATAATAACTGTCAAAGATAAAAAGAATTTCAATTGGTCTCTTCTATACAGCATAGATGTAGAAGTAATTGAAGATGGTAGGGTAATTAATAATGTACAACCATTATCTATAAACTTCATACAATTGCCTGTTACTGATGAGGTAGTTAACTTAACGGCCCACGGAGGAACAATATATTATTCTGCCCCCGTCAATTCAGAAAACGATGTGACTGCAAACATCAAGGGATTAGAATCCAATGATAATAAAGTTTTTAGAAATAAAAATGCTCATAATAGAAAATCATATAGTTATCATGGTGATACTATTCTACAAGGTAAATTTGGTCAGCACATAACTTTTTCAGGGTATCCTGACGATACTGGTCAATATGTAAGTCCATTGATATTGATAGGATCTAATCAATTTAATGATAAGAATCAATTAACATATAAAGATGGCGACATTCATATGCCACATATACATAATGTTAATAGTTTTGGATCAGCTATAGAAATTTCGTCTGGGAATTATATGACCATGATTGAACCCGCCTTCACCGATTTTGAAAATTTACTCAAACCTTTAAGATTGGGGGGTGATCAAATAGTAGTAAATTCTGATAGGATTATTATAAATGCAAAAAGGGATACAATACGGAATCGTCAAAGCGGAGATATTCACTTTTTTGCTGGAAGAAATGTAAATATTGGGGCTACAGAGGAAATAAATTTAGAAATTACTCCGGGTGATAATGTTAGTAAAATTACACTTGCGGATGCAAATAGTGTGAATCCATTAGTTAAAGGTAATGAATTATTAGAAATGATGGAATCTTTAATTTCAAAAATGGTAATATTTACAAAAGTTCTTACGGACGAGGGGGAGGAAGATGGTGAAGCAGTTTCTAAAAAAACTATGGGTGCGGCTGCTAAAACCTTTATTACAGATTTACAAACGCTAAAATCGAATTTTCTTACGCCAACAGATGTGAATAAGAAAGGGAAAATATTTAGTAATAAAATATATATAGGATAAATTATGGGAATGCTAGCAGATGTAGTAAGGGATTATATTAAATCAGAAGTTAATAGTCGTATCGGTGACATTGATGGGGACGTTAATGAAAAGCTTGGAATATTAAATGCGGGTGGAGCAGAAGCTGATAAAATTGAGGCTGAGCTGGATGAAGTACAAGTTAAGTTGGATGAGCTAGAAGAATTACAAGAGGATATAGATGAAAAAGAAGCTCAATTGGAAAAAGTTCAAAAAACATTGGATGCTGCGCAAAAAACTGCAGAGGCGACTGAAAAATCTTCAACGATTGGTGGGGCTTTAAATCCGGTAGCGGCTGCTCTTGCTGTTGTTCAAAAATACGTTATTGAAAAAGTAAAATCTGAAATTAAAGATTTGAAAGATGTTAAAACAATACTAAAACCAACGGCGGAGAATATCGGAGATTATGCGAGAGACACGAAGAAGAAAATAAAAAGAGCAATTGATGATAGAAAAGAAAAACAGAGAATTCGAAAGGAAAAAATGAGAAAATTATCTAACTAATATTTATATATAATAATAGGAGTTTATTATGTCGCACACAAAAAAGCTTGTAACTTTAATTAGGGAATTAGTCCAGATTGAAGTACAAAAAGAAGTTAATAAGATATTTATTAAGGAAGGAGTCAAAGCTATAACTCAGAATAGGGGTATTGTTCCAGAAGTGTTAGCAAAGCCCATTCCTAAAAAAACTAAATCTAAAGAAGTAAGTTATACTAAAAACCCTACATTGAATAAGATACTTAATGAGACAGCAAATCAACCTCAAGAATTTGATGAGTATCCAAATATGGGTGAATATGATACTTCTAATATGGCAGCAATTTTAGGATATGGGGATACAGCTGTGGGTGGCGATGATGAAACAAAAAGAAAAATATCTGCTGTACAAACTGCTAAGTCAGTTGGAGTAGATCCTACCAGTCCTGAAGTAGAAGATGTTATGAATGCGATGTCCAGGGATTATAGGGGTGTAATGAAAGCAATAGATAAGAAACAGGGTAAATAATGTCAACAATAGAAAAAGATTTAAATCCAGATACTTATATAGGACTATCTTTACCCGTTAAGTTTGGTAGGGGTGGAGATTTTAATAGAACTAAAAAAATTATAAAGCAAACAGCATCTAATATTAGAAATTTACTTTTAACAAGGAGAGGTGAGCGATTAGGCAATCCTACATTTGGATCAGAATTAATGTCGGTACTATTTGAACCGATGGACGGTGAATTGGAAACTAAATTAGAAGAAGCAATAAGAGCATCTTTGTCAGAATTTTTACCTTTTGTTAATTTATTGGATATTAAATTCAGTAGAAATGAAAATACAATCTCTCCTAAAATTATATTTACAATAGATGTAGATAATACCACAATAGAAGAAGTGAATTTAAATTTAGATTTACCTGAATAGGAGATTATAAATGCCTGTAACAGTACCAAAAAAATCAGTAAAGGAAGTTAGATACTTAAATAAAGATTTTACATCTTTCAGAGATAATTTAATAGAATTTGCTAAAATATATTTCCCCGCAGATTATAATGATTTTAATGAATCGTCTCCGGGTATGATGTTTATTGAAATGGCATCCTATGTCGGCGATGTACTTTCTTATTATGTAGATAATCAATTCAAAGAGAGTTTATTAGCCTTCGCTGAAGAAAAGAGAACTGTGTATAATATGTCTCAAGCTTTGGGGTACAAACCAAAATTAGCAACACCTTCGATGGTTGATATTGATATTTTTCATACAGTACCATCAGTATCTAGCGGAGTAGGTTTGAACTATACAACTAATCCCGATTTAACTTATGGCTTAAATGTAAACGCGGGGATGGAATTACAAAGTGAGACCGGAATTAAATTTGTTACTTTAGAAGATTGTAATTTTAAATATTCATCTTCTTACGATCCACTTACTGTAACTGTATATGAAACTAATAATAATGTTCCTGTAAGTTATCTACTTAAAAAAACCATAAGAGCTAGTAGTGGGGCTGTTTCAATTGATTACTTTACTTTTAATGCTGCTACGAAATACAATCGTGTAGCTTTAAGTAAAGAAAATGTGACCGAAATTATCTCTGTCACAGATAGCGATGGTAATAATTGGCACGAAGTTCCATTTTTGGCTCAAGATACTGTGTATGCAGAAGCGGAAAATAACACCGCAACAGATCCTGATTTGGCTGGTTATTCTGATCAAGCTCCATATTTACTTAAACTTTTAAAAACGGCTCGGAGATTTATAACTTATATTAGAGAAGATGGTAAAACAGAATTAAGATTTGGGGCTGGAACATCTGATAATCCAGATGAGGAAATAGTTCCTAATCCAGATAGTGTTGGATCTTCTTTGCCAGGTTCTCCATCAAAATTGGGAATTGGGTTTGATCCTTCTAATTTTTTAAACACCAAAGCATATGGTCAAGCACCATCAAATACACAATTAATTGTTACATATAGAGCTGGGGGCGGGGTGGATAATAATGTTAGAGCTGGGAGTTTAACCAGTGTACAATCTACAACAATTGTATTGGATGAAACGGGACTTGGAGCTGCTTTAGTTGCACAAACTAAAAGTTCGGTTGCTGTGACGAATCCGAGACCAGCTTCGGGTGGGAAAGATAAAGAAAGCATTATAGAAGTAAAAAATAATTCTTTAGCTTATTTCCAAGCTCAACAGAGAGCAGTTACTAAAGCAGATTATATTACAAGAGTATATGCGTTGCCAGCTAAATATGGTAATATTGCTAAATGCTATATTGTACAAGATTCACAATTGGATGCTGGTACGGGAGCAGCTAATTCAGATAGCCGTATTATAAATCCATTAGCACTTAATTTATACACATTGGGATTTGATGCTAACAAAAACTTGACACAAATAAACCAAGCAGTAAAGGAAAATATTCAAACTTATCTAACACAATTCAGAATGGTAACGGATGCTGTAAATATAAAGGATGCTTTTGTGATCAATATTGCAGTTAAATTTAACATCTTAACGAAAG